GTTATTGCTGAGTTGATGTCTACTGGAGCTAAGGTTATAACCATATCCCCTAGTGCTTGGCAGGCTTATATTGGAAATAAAAATCCGACTAAAGAAGAAAAGGCAGCAATTAGATTAAAGAATCCAGGTTACGCTGATTCTTGGTATAAAAACCAATTAAGAAATATGAGAAAACAAAGAACAGTAGATTATTTTAACAAAAAATACGCAATAGATGTAAATGATTTTGATGTAGCAGATGCATTCGGCATTGCTCATTACTCAAATGAGGTGTTAACAAAAAGATGAGCAACGACTGGAACGATAGAAGTAATCAAGAAGAGTTTGTTCTAAGCCTTCTTGATAATAAGAAAAATGGATATTACGTTGAGCTTGGTGCATTTCATTCTAAAAATGGTAGCAACACCTACAGGCTAGAAAATGAATTTGATTGGAGTGGTGTTTCATTTGAGATAGTGCCAGAGCTACACAAAGAGGTATCAGAAAATAGAAAGAACCCTTGTATTCTAGGAGATGCAACTAAATTTAATTATATAAACTATTTTGAAGAGAATAACTTTCCAAAACAAATAGATTATCTTCAAGTTGATATTGATGCTGGGTACGCTATGGATGGAAGACCAGCAGGAAGTGCATATACCACACTTCATGGGCTCCTAGCAGTCCCATTAAACTCTTATCGTTTTACAGTAATAACATTTGAGCATGATGCAAATATGTATTGGAGAAACATTGTAACAAGAGATGTTCAGAGAGAAATACTTGATTCATTAGGATATTCATTAGTTGTTCGATCAGAGTCAGAAGATTGGTGGGTAGATCCAACTGCCGTTAGCTTGCAAGATTATAGAAAGCATTTCAAGTGGGATCATCTATAAAGCTGTACCAGAGCAAAGACTGGCTTTACAGAAGATATATAGTTCAAAAGAAAACAGTTACAGAAATAGGTAAAGAGTGCGGAGTCTCTGCTATGACCATACAGAGATATTTACAAGAGTTTGGATTGTTGAGAAAAAAATGACAGGCTATCCTAATAAAACAGGCGGGTACCAAGCGTGGACGGCAGACCTACAGCTAATAGCAACAGATGCTCCATCTGGACATAAAATAATTACTGAGTGTTTAGAGATAGCAGAAATGCTAATTAAAAAGAATATTTCTTATGGAGACTCAGCTTTAAATCCAGTAAGGCTATTCTCACAGTCAGATTCTAGAGAACAGCTAAAGGTTAGAATTGATGATAAATTAAATAGAATTAAAAATTCACAGGGGTTTGCTGGGGATAATGATGTTGATGATTTAATTGGATACCTTATCCTGCTTAAAATAGCCAACAAGGTTGCAATTTCAGTCAACTAGAAGTATAATAAGGTATATGACAAAGACAATATCCTACACGTCATACGGTGGCGGAATTGCTTCGTATGAATGTTTAACCCAAGAAGACTTCCCAGGTGGGGCAAATAATAATAATTCTACTTTTGCTATAGAGACTAGAAAAGCATCTAAGCAAAAAAATGATATACCATTTTATTTAGAGATTGGTTCATCGCATTATAAAAACCAAAATGATACCTATACTCTTGAAAAAGAACACGGGTGGCAGGGTATATCTATAGAAATAGAGGAAAGTCTTGTAAAAGAATTTTCTGAAAACAGAAGCAATGCATGCGTACAAGCAGATGCAATTTCTGTTAACTGGGATCAAATACTTGACAAATATAATGCACCAAAAAGAATAGACTTTCTTCAAATAGACATAGATATGACTCCAAGAAATGCAAACCTATTGGCTTTAATCAATTTACCAATGTCAAGATATAGGTTTAATTCTATTGTCATAGAGCACTCAGTTGGAATGGATTACACTTTTGATCCCCTACGTGCAGCTCAGAGATATATACTTACATCGCTAGGCTACAGACTTGTTAACTGCGGCCACAATGATGACTGGTGGGTGGATGAGGCATCTTTTGATGTTATGCAAACCCTACAGATAACAAGCATGAGATAGGATTTAGATATGACAAACGATATAGAGCCAGCAGTTCATTTTGACCGCATGAATAAAGTTGTTGAAGAGTTGCTTAAAGGAAATTCAGCTACACAAATAGCAACACTTACTGGATTTTCACGCAAAGAAGTTTTAGAGTTTATTGACGAGTGGAAAGGAGTTGTCCATAATGACAGCAACATTCGTGATCGTGCTAGAGAAGCAATTTCTGGAGCAGATCAACACTATGCAATGCTTATTAAAGAAGCCTGGAAGACTGTAGAAGACGCAGATACCCAAGGGCAACTAAACGTTAAAGCAGGAGCTTTAAAGTTAATAGCAGACATAGAAACTAAAAGAATAGCCATGCTTCAGTCTGTAGGTGTTTTAGAGAACACACAGATAGCGTCTCAGATTGCAGAGACAGAGCGTAAGCAAGAAGTTTTGGTCGGTATATTAAAAGAAGTTACAGCTTCATGTTCTAAATGTAAACTAGAAGTTGCAAAAAGGCTGTCCCAGATTACTGGTATAGTCGAAGCAGTTGTAATTGAGGAAGCTGATGTCGTTTGATTTTTCAGATTTAATTGATATATTAGATGGCGAAGAGTTTGAAGAAAAACCAGTTGACCTTCGTACGTTTGTCAACCATCCAAATTTTTTAGGTCTCCCGCCATTATCAGAATATCAGTATACTTTAATTGAAAAAAGCTCACAGATATACAAAGAGTCAACGCTTAAGAAATTATTTGGAGATGAAGAGGGCTCGACTAGATTTAAGCAAACAGCAAATGAAGTTGTAGCGCAATTGGGAAAAGGTTCTGGAAAAGACTACTGCTCAACAATTGCAGTTGCATATATAGTATATTTACTATTGTGCCTCAAAGATCCCGCAACCTACTATGGCAAGCCCCCTGGAGATTCAATTGATATTATTAACATTGCCATTAACTCACAGCAGGCTAGCAACGTATTTTTTAAAGGCTTCAGGAGCCGAATAGACAAGTCTCCATGGTTTGTTGGTAAATACTATGCAAAGGCATCTGAGATACAATTTGATAAGGCAATAACAGTTCACTCTGGACACTCTGAGAGAGAGGCATGGGAAGGATATAACGTTATCGTTGTAATCCTTGATGAGATTTCTGGTTTTGCAATTGAAAATACAACTGGTCACGATCAAGCAAAAACAGGTAGTGCGGTATATGATATGTACAGGGCCTCAGTAGATTCTCGCTTTCCAGATTTTGGCAAAGTGATATTGCTATCTTTCCCTAGATTTAAGAATGATTATATTCAGCAAAGGTATGATGCCGTAATTGGTGAAAAAGAAACGGTAATAAGGGAACATAAGTTTAAGATGTATGAGGAGATTCCAGATGGTACCGAGGGAAATGAATTTGAAATACAGTGGGAAGAAGACCATATTATATCTTACAAGATACCTAAAGTTTATGCTATTAAGCGTCCAACTTGGGAGATCAACCCAGTTAGAAAAATTGACGACTTTAAAACAGCATTCTATACAAACCCAACTGATGCTTTATCCAGATTCGCCTGTATGCCACCTGATGCAGTTGATGCATTTTTCAAATCAAGAGAAAAAGTAGAAAAAGCATTTAACATAGGTGCAATTGCAGTAGATAATTTTGGAAGACTTGAAGAGTGGTTCCTTCCAGACCCAGATAAAAAATATTATATACACGTAGACTTAGCTCAAAAGCATGACCATTGTGCCGTAACAATGGCACATGTAAATAAATGGGTCAATGTAAAGGTTACTGATACGTACTCCCAGCCAGCACCAATAGTAGAAGTAGATGCTGTTAGATACTGGACCCCTACGCCAGATAAGTCAGTTGACTTTACAGAAGTAAAAGACTATATATTATCTCTTAAAACAAGGGGATTTAATATAGCTGTTTGTACTTTTGATAGATGGAATTCACATGATATGATGCAGCAGCTAAAGCAATATGGAATTAATACAGAGATATTGTCGGTAGCTAAAAAGCATTATGACGATATGGCAATGGTTGTGGCTGAAGAAAGATTAATTGGTCCACACATACCTTTATTAATAGATGAGCTATGCCAACTGAGAATTATGAGAGATAAGGTTGACCACCCAAGAAAAGGCTCTAAGGACTTAGCTGATGCTACTTGTGGAGCTATATTTAATTCAATTAGCAGAACTAGATTTGATAATAATCAAGAGATAAATGTTCATACATATGAGTCTATGAGCTACGACAATGACTTTAAAAAAGATGAAGATGGTGAAACAAATTCATACAACATGATTAGGCCACCAAGAATGCCTGAAAATTTAAGAGAAGCTATGGACAGGATGCAAATAATATGAGCGAATACCAAGAGTTAGCAAAGCAGTGCAAATGTTGCACAAAGCATGTTCCGCTACCAACTACAATGAAAATATATGATGGAATAATAGTATGTCCCACCACACTACAGAATATAATAGAATATAAAAGAATTTGGGAGTCATACGGACAAAGACCAATGGGTGGAATAAGAAAACATTTTTCTGAATATGTACAGCAGATTGTAGAAAATTCCATTGACAAAAATGAAGACGGTACACTATAATACAATTAGGTGCCAGTAGCTTAGTTGGTTAAAGCCCCGAACTCATAATTCGGTAATCGTA